CTAGATATAAATCAACTTCGAATCCCTCTTGTGCTTTTCTGATGATTGCTCTTCGCTCATCACCCATATATTCACTAATCACATTACTCATTATATACTCCTTTTATATTACCAAAAAAATGAACCACCACCAGAGAGACCAACTTGTTTTGCAAATCTTGGGAGTCTGCATGACCAATATGAAGCAGAGGTTTTATCATTTGCTGTATCACAATTATGTCTTGCAACAAAAGATGCTCGTGTCTTCGGGTCATCAAACTTAACTTTCAAACCTGTGGTATCTCCAAAAGTAACTTTCTTAATGTTTTTTGTTGACGGGTCACGAACATAAACGTAATATTTTTTCGGACCACCTGCCTTAGGTTTGTTGAGCTCTGGCTCATCTTCTTCTGCTATTTGCATCATTGGTGAATCCAATGGCACAAGTTCGTTTTCATAGACATCATATTCACCTATGTCTGTTTCTAATATCTCTCTGTTGATTTCAGATAAACGTAATTTACCCTCTAATAATCTGTTTCTTGCTTCTTTGAATACTTCATAATACATTTGAGAACCAACTCTGTATGGATTATCGTATAGTGATACTCCTGTCTCTACAATCTCGTCTAATACTGTATCAATTGCTTGTTCTTTAAATGTTTTCATTATGCATTCCTTACGTTACCAATAGCATCTGTATATGCAAGTGTCATTGGTAATAGTTCTCTGATAGGCATATCTATCTCTAAAGCAGTTACTTTGATGCCTGGGTCTACAAGAACTGCTGACAAAAATCTATGGTGACCATCTATGATTCTATTATCAGACGATATCACATAGAAATTATTCTTTGATTTTGAGAAATCTATTGTTCCTTTAGCACCAAATTGTGCCACATTTTTGATTGACTTATCAAAATATATTTGTTTTTGAATTGGTTTTAATTGTCCTACTGCAACTGATTTCATTTTAACTTTAACAATATCGTCTTTTGCATCACCATCATTCTTAGCAAGACCGCCTGATACCCATTCTTTTCCTGTTTCTGTATCTAATCCTTGTGGAAATGGGTCGTTAGGGACTGTATTATCAGCAAAAGGTCTATTAATATCTATAGTGCCTGAAGATAGTCTTTTTTGTAAAAGTCTGATATCTCTGTTATCAATAACAGGCATATCCTTTCTCATAGCATAACCACCTTTTGCAAGTCTTTGAGCAATCTTATAGTTGGCATCAAAGTTTGGCACTTCTTCTTCGAGTGTTCTACCATTAGATTTGAATAACTTTTCAGCATATTCTTTTGCAATGCCTACTTTAGTTTTTGCTATTTCAAGTTTACCAGCGGCGGCACCACCTGCTTCCATGAAATATCTCACGTCTTCAATCAGTCTTTTCATTTCTTTTCTTTTGCGAGTAAATCTGCTATCTTAAGTAATGTTGCTTTGTCTTTTTTTGAAATATTTTTGAGTTGTCTATCTAATGCAATCTTTCTGAGTGATTTGCCATATTCTTTTGTAGACTCTCTCAATCTTGGTTCTTTTCTATTGTAGTTTTGTGATACGATTGATAGATTAGACTTGTCATTGTTCATAGGGTTATTATCTTTATGATGGACATCTTTACCCTTGATATCTTTAAAATTCTTTAGACTTCTACGTGCTTCGTTTCTTTTCTGTCTTCTTTTGATTTGCTCTGGTTTAGAATGATAATTCTCATATTCTTTTTTGTAATCTCTGTCCTCTTCAACGTCTTCTTTTCTATTTTTCTTAATAGATTGTTTTGCAAGTTTCATCATTCGTTGTTGATGTGCTTTTTGATTGGACTTTTCTTTTTGTCTTAACTTATCTGCAAGTCTTTCTTCTATCTCTTCGCCTCTTGCTCTTTCAAAATCTCCTGGTTTTGGTGCTCCCTTCTCTCCAGGTTTTCTCATCTTTTCACCACGTTTTCTTTTGTTGTGTATGTTTGCCCAGAGTGATTCATCAATGTCATCTCCCATTACGAGTGTTGATAATTGATTGATTATGATTTGTAATGTGCTTGGGGACATTGCAGATAGAGTTGCAAGTTGGTCTTTTGTAAGACCCTTTATTTTAGAAAGTTTTTGTTGAATCTTTTTCTTATCAATCTTTGCTTCTGCTAATTCATCACCCATTCTTAAGAATAAATGATTCTTCTGTTGTGATTTATCAGTAACTTTAGCACCAATGATTGAACCTAATCTTTGAATGTATGATAATCCTTTTTCTGGATTTTTCTTGTATTCGATTTCTGCTTTTTTTCTCCACTTATTTGTCATTGCTGTCAATATAGTGTCGATAGATGCTACGAGTTTACCTTCATCTAAATCATCTAAATCAAAATCATTCTCTTCGATAATTTCTTTGTAATCTCTACCTAATACTTTTTTGACATCTCTCTGCAATTCTTTATATGCTTTGTTATCCATATTACTTGCATCAAAATCATCAATGGTATGATACAATCGATTCATCAAACTAACATATGCAGAATTAGACTTGAATTCTTTCTCTTTTTTTGAAAGAAGGTCATATGCTTTTTGTAATGCCTTTTTATCTTTTATGTTTCTTTTATTGAGAATTGCCTTTTCACCAAACATTCGTTTGAATTTCTTAGTGTGTTGAGATGGTTTAGTCTCTGCACCAGCATCACCTGGTGCTGGTTTGTATGCCGCAGGATTATCATCGTCCATCTTAGCACCCTTTTTGAAGTGTGCATCTCTGGCTGCTTTTGATTTTTTACTTACACCCTTAAAATATTTTGAAGGTTGAGTTCCTTCACGGTCTTTGATATCTTTATCTTGTGCGACCTTTTTCGTTTCTAATATTTTCTTTAGTAAGTCCATGATACTATTTATAATTTTCTTTTAATTTAGTATTTCTTTTTGATTTATACTTCAATTCTTGTTCTTTCCATTGAATGGCAAGTTTATTACCAGGAAATGCTGAAGACCATGTGAGTAATTTACTGTATAGTTTCTTTGCTTTCTTCATCAATGAAGGTAAATCATCATCATTTACAACTTCTACAAAATCTTTTTTAAATATGCTTCTAAATGTTGATACATTCTTTTGTGCTTTTTCCCAATCTTTCTGAACGATTTCAGGTGGTAATTTTCTTGGTCTAGATTCATTTCTTTTTTGAGCATTGTCTAAACTTGTATTAACATATACCATTTTACTCTCATATCCAATTGCATCAAGTAATTTTTTGTATTTCTTTATTTTACTTGCATCTGATGATGTTGTGTCAAAAATCATACCGAGTCTACCACCAATATAATTATCCATATTCTTTGAGGTAATACTTTTTGCTTTTGCACGAATTGGGTCAATCTTTGTGAAGTCTGCACCTCTCAAATCAAGTGAGAGTCCTGCTTTCTTAAGTCCGTTTTCAAATGCCTTATCTGTATTCACAATTTTGAGACCCAATGCTTGTAAACCTAATTCTTTAACAACTGTAGATTTACCACTTCCTGGTCCACCTGATAGAAATACTGCTTTAAAAACACCAGGGTCATATACACCTTCAGTGATTAAGTCCTCAATCATGTAATTAGGTAAAGTCTCTTCGACTATACCCATGCCCTTTTTGACTGCTTTGAATAGTTTGAGTTTATCAGCATTGCTTCGAGTAGGAACACCTAATTTAAAGTTATCGTAATCGTTCTTTTCTGCATATGCTCTCATCTTAGATGCTGACATTCCTGAAACGTCATCTGCATCTGGGTCACGTTCTCCTGCAGAAATTACATTAATCTCTTTGAAGTCATAAAACCCATGTCTTGCTTTTACACCATTGTATTTCTTTAATAGATTATCAAACTCTCTGACTCTATCTGAGCCGACCATCATGTTAACCTTTTCGTAACCTTGATTTTGTAATTCGTTTGCGATATCGAATACTGTTCTTGCACTGACATCAGGCACACCAACTTTTTTACCAAAGAACTTTCTCAAAAATGATATCTTCTGTTTATGTGTAAGTGGATTCTTTAACTTATCGTTAGAGTGCGATGTGAATAGAAGTTTATCTCCACCTAATTTTGAGAGTTTGTTAACAAGTAACTGATGACCTGTTGTAGGTGGATTAAATCTTCCAAATGTAAAACTTGCTTCTTTCATTATTTGTCCCAATCTTTGGCAACTGTAAAGTTATTTAAACTGAACTCCATTCTGTCTACTAATTTAACTGCTTTGCCTTCTTTATCAATAGCAACATAACCTTCTGGATTTACTGTCTTAAATCCTGTATCTGTTTTCTGAAATGTGCCAATACTTTTAACTCTGTTTAATGAATCAACAATTATCTTTTTAGATTCTATCAAACCTCTCTGAAAAATTGTCAATGCATCGATTGTTGTTTTAAGACGTTTCAACTCTCTGAGTGTTTGTTCTTTGATTTCTGTCTTAAGTTTCTTATGCTTTTCTGTCTTTAACTTTGCAATCACTTTATCGTCAAAGTATTTATCGACATGATTTAGGTAATCTTTATATGATGGGTCAAATTTGCCAGACCTAATCTTTGTGTTTGCATAAGTTTTGTATGTGGCACCTGCCGCCTTTGTCTGTAACATTTTATTGATGTCATTGAATGTTTGTAAATTCTTTTTAGTAATCTTTCTAAACGTTTTACCCACGACTGACAATGCTTTAGATAATTTAACTGCCTCTTTTGCGGTCATTTTTCCTGTGCCAGAAACATCTTTGTAAGATGCATCATCTACCCATACCTCTGAACTATTACCGAGTGATGAAGTATCAACTCCAAACTTTGCTGACATATCTTGTAATGTGCTACCTGAATATGATGTATGAAATACAATGCCTAGTTTAGCATTCTCTATTTGATTGCCTAGTTGAGAACCTTTGAGTGCGGCATATGTAATTGTGTTTGGTGTAAAGGTAACATATTCCTCTCCACCAATCTTCTTATCTTTTTTATCAGAATCAGTAAACATTAAGTCACCTTGAATGATGCCTGAATAGTTTAACTTGGATAGATATTTGAATGATTCGACAAACTTATCTTGTAAATCTCCTGATAAATCGTCTTTGATTTCTTGTTCTGTTGTGTAGAATTTTGGCTCTTTATTGAATAAAGATTTTTTTGCGATGATGAACTGATTCGTTTCTGGGTGTTTACCAACAAATAAAGCAGGAGCACCATCCCATTTTACAGTCATGTTAACACTTTTAGATACATTGCCCTTGAGCATATCTCTCAAAGACCTTAGAAAGTTTATAGATGCACGACCACCATCAATACCATTGTTGATGATTTCGTCTTCTAAGTGTTCTAAATGTAAATTTTTGACTGCCATATAGTAGTATTATAACACATTTTTGTGTCCAATACTACTATTTATGATTTTTAAAAGACTTATTCTGAAGGTTCAGATGATTCACCTTCTGCGGCAAGAGTGGCAGTTGCTGTTGTAATATCATCTGCAAGTTCTTGTATTAAACTTGCTTTTGTTCTTGCATTGCCATCTTCTGTATAACTATCGTTTACGAAATCTTGTCATCTTTGATATGCGGCAATATCACAATTGTTTCCTGTTCCGTCTAAAGATGAATTATTAGACCTCCAATCTGCCCAAAATGCTGTTGCACCACCTGTGCCAGTCCATGTATGAGTATGAGTGTTG